TGAATTTTTCTCCATTACGAGTATCTTCATAGAATTTCGCAATGTTAGGATTCTTTGCAAGTCTTTCTAAGTAGTCTTCTTTCCATTTTTTCTCTTCCCCTTCCCATTCAGTAACCATATCATTATGAATCTTTTGATTATCAATAATAAATTGTTTTAGGTTGACTTGTGGTACTTCAATATAATTAGTTTCATTGCTAGTGAGATTAGATAATTCTTTAAGTGAGTTTGTAAACATTTCATCTGTCTCTGCTTCAATCTCACCACACTCTTCTCCACCTTGAATGCCACCAGATGATCCAGAATTTGATTCTGTAACTTGCATCTCTTGCTCTTCACCATCTTCACCATTTGAATCCTCTTCCATAGAAGGTTCATTATTAGACTGATCTAATGTTGTATTATTTTCAAGTGAACCATCTGACTCTTCATTAGCTTGCATATTTGCTTCTTCTTCTTTTTTCTTTTCTGCTTCTGCCTTACAGTATTCAAAGATTAACTTGGCAACTTCTAATACATCATCAAATGTTTCAGTCAACCCAGTACGATTCATTAAGAATGTTTCTTCATTACTAAAGAAAGGGATATCAGTAAAATTACCAACCTTGTAGTATAAATTGATTCTATCGGCAAGATTGAACTTAGTAAGATCTTTACCATCTAATTGAAAGAAGTCCTCTTCTGAGAGACTAGAGTAACCTTTGAAGAAGGTTTTAGATAAACCACCATATCTTCTCTTCATTAACTTCTCAATACGTGCATCTTCTACGATGTTCACGATTGAGTGTGATATCTCATTATCTAACCACCACTCTTGATCTGGAGTATAAAGTGCGTGACCAACTTCGTGACAAACTAATGTATCATAAACTTCCTCTCCTGCATTGTCCCAAGTTGGAAGTGTTAATACACGAGTTCCTACATTGAATGATGCAGTATCAACTGATCTATGTTCTACAATTAAATCTTCTGTTGCAAGTAATCTAGCAAGTTGTCCTTTAACTTCGTGTTTGATTTGCATGGTGGTTTCTTATCTGATATATCCAGTATACAACCTAACCCTATGGTTAGTAGGGTTGAGTGGACACTTTATCAACTGGTCACGAAACGATTCGACTGAATCCCTTTACTTTATCAAATTTAATCACACTGTTGAACTTATCGTGTAGTTCTGTTTTATGTGATATAACAAATACATTTGCATCTTTAATTACAAATCGAATAATTTTCAAAAATTCATCTGTACCAAATCCATCAAGAGAACTATCAAAGATCTCATCCATAATCAAAAGATTTGTGTTTACTGAGTTTTTAACTCTAGCAACTTCTCTCCAAGTAAACAAAAGTGCTAAGTCAATACGCATCTTCTCACCCTCACTAAATGATGAGTATGAAAAATCTTCATGTATTGGTGATCTTACAGTTTCAATAAACTCCTCATTTAATGTGAAGTTAATATAAAAATCCATTAATTGTAAGTATCTATTTACCTGCTGGTTTATAAAAGGTAAATATTTTTTAATTATTTTAGTCTTTACACCATCGTCCTTTAAAAGAGAATACGCAAAGTCATGATACACGACCTCTTCTCTTCTATCGGATGATTCTTCTAATGTTGTTTGGAGACTTGAATTAAACTCTATTAGTTTTTCATTTTCAGTACTTCTATTCGCAAGTTGTTCGGTAAATCTTTTAGCTTCTGATTCCAAATCTCTGATTTGTCGTTGAAAACCTGAAATTTGAGTATTGTTTTTAGAAATGCCATTGTTGAGTTTAGAAATCTCCTGTGCTAATTTGTTAAACTGACGTTCTCGTTCTTGCTCAGATTTGATACTACTCTCCAGTTCTTCGTATCCTTTTTTGAGTTCTGATGCCTTTTCTTCAACGTCACCGATCTTATTTAAGCGAAACTCTTCTTCTATATCCTGTGTACAAGTAGGGCAAACCCTATTTTTAGTGAAGAATTTGTGCTCTTTGGTAAGAGTTGATACCTTATTGGATAATTTTCCTTTAAGTGTATTAAGTTTTAATAACTTTTCACCTGCACCAGTAAGTTTCTTTTGTTCCTCAGTGAGTCCATATACATCATCTTCCAATCCTTCAGTTTGCATAATAAGAACACAAACCTCATCACCTAACTTATCTCTTTTCTTTTCATTCTCAGTGATGTTGTTCTTTCCCTGTTCCTCTAACTCTTTGATAAAATTCTCTTGCATTGATATTTTATCCTTGATATTATCTCTCTTCAAATCTAAAGATCTTATCTTTTCTTTCTCTGTGCGAATCTTTTCTTTAATTAAGGTATTCATTGCAGAGAAGATACGAATATCTAATAAGTCTTCTATCACATCTCTACGATTACTTGTAGACAATTGCATAAAAGGAACAAAACTACTACTTCCTAATATAACAATCTGAGTAAATGACTTATAGTTTACCTTTAATATACTTTCTTCTAATTTCTTTTGATTTAATCTATCATCTGATTCCTTATGTAATAAGGTTCCATTAACTTCAATGTCAAACTTATTTGGTTTAATAGATCTTCTAACAAGATAATCTTTGTTATTGACAGTAAACTCTACCTCTACGACACAATCCTTTTCATTGGTTGCGTTTATCAATTGGGATTTATTAATCTTACGGAATGGTTTATTGAATAACCCAAATGTCAAGGCATCCAACATAGTGGATTTTCCAGAACCATTTGTTCCTACAACTAGGTTAGTAGTATGTCCTTGAAAATCTATCTCACTCCAATGGTCTCCTGTTGACAGGAAATTTTTCCATCTAATCTTTTGAAACGTTATCATTTTGAGGGGGTATTACGAAATCGTCGGGTGTAATCACAGTATATTTGTAATTATACATCCTACAGGTCTTTATGGCAAGCTCATCGTCAACTTCTACAACTGCCATCTCTTTTTCATATTGCTCGTCATCTTCTAGCATCATAGCATATCTCTCAGCATCATCACTTTCCTCAAAAAGAAACAGCACTTTATCACCATGCTTATCTTGCACAGCATAAGCACCATCGTCTTTTCTAGTTTTTAATGTAAGTAGATACACTACTCTACCTCGCAGGCTTGTCTATAAAGATCTTTAAATATATTTTTAATAATATTTTTATCGTATTCAAAATCACTATCATCAATATATCTATTTAAAATAGAAAGTGTATTCTCATCTTCATCAATATCAAACTCATCTCCAACCTGTATATCAAAGTTCTCAATGATTTTAAGGTCTTCGACACCGATACCATACAACTTGTCAATAAACTTTTCAAATTCTTTTGGGTTTGATTTCTTACGAACAATAACCTTAACTATTTTACTCTTGTATGGACTTGCATCGAATAATTGATATGGAGTATCCTCGTAATAAATGTTGTGAAATAGTTGATATGGGTTATCGACTGGAGTATGAATACAGGTTTCTGTATCAAAGAAGTGAAATCCTCTGGTATCATTTACATCATTCCAAAACATCTCATATGGATTTCCAAGATAATGTATCTTACCATTTGTAGATCTAGTATGAAAATGACCTGAGTAAACTGCATCAAATTTATCAAAGACACTTGTATCCATACCACTTTCCATCATATGACCACGGGTAGCTTTGAATCCGTTAATCTCTAAATGACCCATTGCCACTCTACTGGTGGACTCATCAATCATTTTTTTACTCTCGTCATAATTTTCCACATTAATCCAAGGTAAAAGAAGAATATTTAAACCATCTACTTCAATTTCTTTTGCTTTTGAGTGTGTAATTATATTCGGATAATCATCTAGTAATAACTCAGGTGAGTTTATTTCATTTGTATTCTTATAGTAACAGTCATGATTTCCAGTGATTGCATATACTTTATATTTTTTAAGAGGTTCAAATACAACTCTCTTTGCCCACTCTAAACTATAATAGTCGATTGACTTACGACTATCAAATATATCTCCCATATGAATGACAGTATCTATCTTATGCTCTTCTAAGGCAGGGAAAAATATGTCAGTATAGAACCTTTCAAAATACTCATGAAGATGTTTAGAACCTTTTCTAGCACCGAAATGAGTATCAGTTATAATTGCTATCTTCATCTATTATTTGATTTGTATTGAATATTATCTTTAATTGTGTTGTAATCAGAACTACTACCTGACATTGCATTGTCATCAACATTCATTACTTCATCAAAACCACTTCTCTCAATGATCTTAGTTTTAATATCTAATTGCTTCTTTTCCTTCTGTATGCGTCTTAGAAAGGCATAGTGTATTATCTGGGTAAAGTATGCAAAAGGGTTGCGAGACTTCTCTGGATCGAAATTATGAATGTATTGAACACAATTCTCGATTCCATCTGATATCATATCGTCACGGAACATATAATTCACAAAGTTTGGTTTATATGATAGGTGAGTTGCTATTTTAAGAAAACACTCTCCAAGATAATTCGTAATTCTTGGTTTAGGTAAATCATTCTCTTTTGCGTCAGCTACCTTTGCTCTATAAACAATCAATGCTTCTAGTAACTCCTTATTATTTACATAGTGTTCAGACTTCTTTCTAGGCATTTGTTTTGTTTGTCTTAACTAACATTTATTATAACATATTTTAGATACTTGACAAGTCCTTGAAATATGTGTACAATAACCTTTGTAGAGGTTCAAGGCAATAGATTAGCTTTCTTTATTAGTATTAAAGGGTTTCTTCCAGATCTCTTCAAGTTTCTTACGAGCATCTTCAACACTGGAGACATATCCCATTTTTTCATCAGGTTTAACTTCACCACCTGATGCTGAAAGTTTATTTAAATTAAATTCTTCACTTTCGTCTTCCATATACTGTTCATATATCTTAATAACCTTTTTATCTTTTATCTCAGTCATAGTGATAATTTTATCGGGTCGAAAAATAAACATATCATCATCTGCGAGTTCCATCCAAGGTTTAATCTTGACATACATTCCATTGTTAATCATTTTCATGATTACAGGATGATGAGCAATTATAATTGGTTCATCTCCAGTTTCGTCAACACAAACTGATGCAAGGATCTCTTCCCCTGACACTAATTTAATAACAGCAATGAATTCTTCTCCCATCAGTTTTTTAAAGGTATGTTTACAATATCATAATTAAAGTTTTCTTGATTGTAGATTTTAATTCTTTCAATCAAGTGGTTAAGTGTATAATTCTTTCTCTTATTATAACTTATATCGTCAGCAATATCATATAATGTAGCTTTAAGTTTACGATCTCCTTTTCTTAAAACTCTTCCAATAGACTGAAGATTCCGAATTCTTGATTTAGAAGGACTAGCAAATATAACGTTGTGTAAGTTTTTAATGTTAATTCCTGTGGAGAAAGTTCCATATGATGCAACGATTATAGCATTGTTTTCACGTTCGGTGATTGCTCGAACATTTTCCCTATCATCGGTATCCACACCACCGTGTACAAAGAAGACTTGACGATTATCAGTCTTACTACTATTTATGAGATCAAATAATGGTTGTCCGTGTGCTTCAACACGACTGTATAGTATCAAAGTGTTACCAGTTAAATCGAGTGCAAGGTTCTTAATAAAGTTATTTCTTCGATTATGACCGATGATATACTGTATTTCATCCTCAAATGTTTCAAATTTATTCGGTGAGTGTTTCAATAGAAGCACATTAATATCCAAAGTCGCAACATGACCCTTCTTCATTAACTCTTCAGTCTTAATAATTTTGTAAGAAGGTCCAAATAAACCCTCTAAAACCCACTTATGTGTCTGTGTTCCATCAAGAGTTCCTGTAAATCCGTAACGATATTTTGCATCAGCAAGTTTTGTCATTATAGATATAAGTGATTTTGATTTAAACTGGTGAGCTTCGTCCCCAATCACTACAGAAAATCTTTCAAAATACTTTCGGGGGAGCTTATAGATTGATTGCCAAGTCGTAATTATAACCTGAGAGTTTGTCTCTCGTTCTTTACCAGCGTATATCTTGTGGCAAAATGAACCTACGTCCCAGCCATAGTCTGAAAAATCTTTATACATCTGTTCTACTAGGGAAGTCGTCGGAACGACTATCAGAGTATTTTTCCCTTTCTCAACAAAATATCGAACAATCGAATATATCATCAGAGACTTACCCGATGCAGTTGGGGATATCAACAGCTTTCTATTATGTTTTAGAGCGTCGTATACTCCCTCTACTTGATAAGAACGAGGTTTGAACTTACAAATAGAATTCATATAGTCTTTGACACCTTCTTTTGAAATAAATTCGTTTACTTCAAATGGGAGTCCATAGAACTCACTGTCTACAAATGAGTACTTATATTCGTGGTCTCTGCAAAATTGAATTACTTTATCCAGTAATCCAACATATATTTCTCCTTTCTGCGGATTAAATAGTCTTATTTTACCATCCCAGTATTTTTTCTGATACTGTGGCATAAATTTTGCACCAGGTACTTCAAAGGTGAAGTTATCTGATAACTCATAATATACATGTGGTTCTGCTTCAATTTTTAAGAAGACTTCATTCTTCTTTGATATAACCAAATGTGACATAAAAAAATGTTCATTTGAAAATATTTATATTGTCTAAATAAGGTAGTTTTGACTAGAATTAATGACAAAGTTAATTGAACCAAAGAAGTATACAAAAACACTTGACCTATTGAGGTCATTTTTTTTGTCTAGAGGTTTTTTAGAAGTACATACTCAAAATAGATTGAGTATCCTTGCTGCGTGTGAAGATCCAGAAACAGTAGCAACTTATGAATATAATGGTGAAGTATGGCCATTACCACAAACAGGACAGATGTGGTTAGAGTATGAACTCCTGAAAAATCCTGAAGTACCTGGTTTCTTTTGTTTATCGACTTCATATCGACAAGAACCAAATCCAGTTGCTGGTAGGCACGAAGTAATCTTTCCTATGTTTGAGTTTGAAATGCACGGTGGTGTAGAAGAACTGGAAGAAATGGAAAAAGATTTAGTTGCACATTTAGGAATTGATCTTAATCATTCTCAGATAAAAAGTTATAAGAGATGGCAAGGAATATTTAATCACGAAGAATTAACTCATGATGATGAATCTCTCATACAAACAGGTATGATTACAGACTTCCCTGAGTGGACATCTCCTTTCTGGAATATGGCAAGAAACGAAGATGGTAAAACCAGTAAAAAGATTGATGTAATCTTAAATGGTATGGAAACTATTGGTAGTGCAGAACGTAGTACTGATAAAGAACAAATGCGTGATACGTTCCATACTATCTCTGGTGGTGAATATGCTAACTTACTCTACAAATTATTTGGTAAGGAAAGAGTTGAAAAGGAACTTGAAGAGTTCTTAGAGTTCGATTTCTTTCCTAGAAGTGGTGGAGGAATCGGTGTAACCCGTATAATGGATGCGATCCCTGACTAGGGATCTCAATGTGAGGTGACGAAACTGGTAAACGTGTCAGTCTGTTTAACTGATGTCTCTGGCGGGACTTGTAGGTTCGACTCCTACCCTCACAGTAAAAATATATTTATCTTTGTGTAAAATCTACACCTTCCATATGGTCATGTTCGTGCTGAAAAATTCTTGAAATAAATCCATCTAACTTCTTTTTGTGTAATTTTTTATCTTCATCTTCATATTTGACAACAATTTTAGTTGGTCTACAAACATTTATAGTTTGATCTGGAAAAGATAAGCACCCTTCTTCAAACCAAGTTGATTCTCCATATGTTTTAACAATTCTTGGATTAAAACAAGTAATTATTTCTTCCGTCTTAATATCAACCATCATACAAAATGCTCTCTCCCAAATACCAATTTGATTTGCAGAGAGACCAATACCATTATAATGTATCATGTTTTCGATTAGTGTTTTAGATAGTTCATGACGATCTAAATTATAACTACACGAGTTAATGCGATGATGAAATAATTGATGCTCTGGTTTTACGAGTTCTTTTATCATGT